TAATAAAAATATTAATAATAATAAAAATATTAATAATAAGAATATTAATAATAATAAAAATTCCTTAAAAGAACCATTATTAAATTAAATTAATAATTTTTTTAATATATTTAAATATATTATAAATAATGATAGAAGATTTGATGTCTCCTTTAGGAAAAGAACATTGTAAAATTTTCAATATTATAGGTATTGTTTTTGTTTTTTTAGCTATAATAACATTTGCTGGTATAATTTATACCCTAATTGCTAAAAATATAAATAAAGAAAGTCGTGGATTATTAATATTATATGGAACAATTGAAGTTTTGTTATTACTATTTTCATATTATATTTATAGAATATTATATACTATGTGTAGAAATAGTTTAAATTAATAAAATAAAAATTAAAAATTAAATAATATTTTTTAAAACATTATCAAAAAATATTATTTAATAAAAATTAGAGAATTTATATATATTAATATACATTTAATGATTAATATTTTAAGCATAGATATAGGTATAAAAAATTTAGCATATTGTATTAAAGAATTTGATACCACAAGTGGTTATTTTAAAATAATAAAATGGGATATAATAAATTTATGTAGTGTTATACCAAATTGTTATAAATGTAAAAAAAATGCAAAATTTACAAAAAATAATATATATTATTGTAATCAACATGTTAAAAACAGTGATTTCTTAATATGTGAATACACAGATAAATCTCTAAAAAAAGAAAATATAACATCATTATTTAAAATAGCAGAAAAATATAATATAACATATAATAAACCCATTAATAAATCAGATTTAATTGAACTAATAAATAATTATATACAAGTAGAATATGTAAATAGAATAGAAACAATAAATGCCAATAATATAAATTTAATAGATATAGGAATAAATATAAAAAATAGATTTTATGATATATTTATAGATATTAATAGTGATAATTATATAGATTTAACAACTATAGATTATATATTATTAGAAAATCAAATTAGTCCTATAGCTAATAGAATGAAAACTATACAAGGCATGATTGCACAATATTTTATAAATAATGGAAATTATAACATACTATTTATATCATCTCAAAATAAATTAAAACCATTTTGTGAAAATAAAAAAACAACATATAATGAAAGAAAAAAAATTAGTATAGATGTTACAAAATCTATATTAGAAATAAATAATTTAAATGATGATTTAAATTTTTTTATAAAACATACTAAACAAGACGACTTAGCAGATTGTTTATTACAAGGTCTTTCATATATTATATTAAATAATAAATACGATATTAAATTTAAAATATAATAAATTTAAAATATAATAAATATATATTGCGTCTTACTTAAAAATTAAACTTCTTAATTAATCATAATAAAATGGATGTTATAGAAATAGATACTGACAACATTGATTTAGGAGAAATTAATATTGAAAATTTTAATAATGATAATGATAACGATAATGATATTGGCAATGACAATAACATTAGACAATCTGTAAATTTCGGTTCAGGAATTGAACTATTAATGAATGATAATTCCAAATCCAATAATCAAAAAAGTTCTAACATAGAAATTGATGATATTAGTAATCTCGAAGATGAACTAAATAATTTAAGCAAAACAACACCTAAATTCAGTAATAATATTGATTTTGATGTTAAAAGAGATAGTAGTGAAGATGATAATCGTGAAGTAAATTTATCTAATAAACCAAAAAACGTATCTAAAGAAAAAAATATATTTTCATCGATTTTTGGTGATAAAAATGATGATAAAAATGTAGACAATATAAATAATATTAAAGAGAATTTAGGAAAGTCTACATCAAATTTAAATAGTAGCAAAACTAGTGATGGTTATAGTAAATTTAATAATATACCATTATCTAATGAACATGAAATAAAAGAACAATTATCTCCAGAAGAAATACTGAGAAAGAAATTTGAATATTTAAAAAAATTAGAAGCATTAGAAAAAAAAGGCGCATCTCTTACTCAAAAATATACAATGGATTCTGATTTACAAGAAATGATGGGTGAATATGAAATGTTAGTTGCAGAACGCGAACGTTCTAATGCTGTTAAATTTCAAGGAAAAATGTTAATGGCATGTATTACCGGATTAGAATTTATAAATAATAAATTTGACCCATTTGATATTAAATTAGAAGGATGGAGTGAACAAATAAATGAAAATATAGATGAATATGATGAAATATTTGCTGAATTACATGAAAAATATAAATCTAAAGCTAAAATGACTCCTGAACTCAAATTATTGTTTCAACTTGGGGGTTCTGCTATGATGGTTCATATGAGTAACACACTTTTTAAATCATCTATGCCTGGAATGGATGATATAATGAGGCAAAATCCCGAATTAATGAAACAATTTAGCCAAGCAGCGGTGAATACAATGGGACAATCTAATCCTGGATTTGGTAATTTTATGAATAATATATTTTCTGGTAATAAACAACAGAGTGAATCAATTCCTGGATTTGGAACTTCCCATGAAAGACCTATTAATATAAATACTGGTCCACCACCTCCACCTGTAGAAACAAAATTACCTGATAAAAGTAAAAGAATGAACAATAATTTAAATAGACCGGATTTAAATAGTGCACGTGGTATATCAATAGATCAACAAGAAGAATCTTTTAATATAGAAGAACCAAGAATTACACGACCTGAAATGAAAGGTCCTCAAAATGATATAAATAATTTATTAAGTGGATTAAAAACCAAAACTATAGACATAGACAATAATGATGATAATGAAGCAAGTAGAATTAGTGTTGAAGATCTTAAAGATTTAACAAATTTTAAAGCTCCAAAATCAAAAAGAAAGCAAAAAAGTGATAAAAGTACTGTTAGCTTAAATACTGTAAGTTTAGATATATAATTTATTTTAGATATATAAATTGTATTAGATATATAATTTGTTATATAAAATATAATAAATTATATATTTTGAGTTTCTAATAATAATTTTATAAATTCTTCTTTACTATTACTTTGTAACCTTATATTTACAATTTTTGCTGGAGATATACTATAATCTGTGAATTTATTTAAAATTATACCATTTATATCTTCTTTATAAAAATGTTTATATATATCTTTCACAATATTTTTATCTGCATTTTGCATTTCCAATGTAATATCTATTCTACCTGGTCTTATTAATGCCGGATCCAATGAATTATAGTCATTTGAAGTTAATATTAATATTCTACCAGGAGTTTCTCGTATACCATCTATTATATTTAATATATATGATAATGTTATTTTATCATCATTTCGTTTATCATTTATATTAATCATTAAACTATCACTTTTCATATCATTATTACTCAATGAATCTATCTTATTTGATAAATTATTTAATAAAATATTTTGATTATTTATATTCGTCTCAATATTATCTATTTTTATTGGTTTTTTTTTATCACGACGATTTTTAACAATATCTGTCATACAATCTATATCTTCAAATACTATTATTTTATCTTCAAAATCTATGTTATTATTAAATCTATTGTATAATTTTTCAAAATAAGTATTATTAAATTCTCGCTGAGTTTTTATTTTACTTAAAGGTATAATTATAATATGTCTATTTAATTTATTTGCAATACATTTTATTACACTAGTTTTACCTGTTCCTGGTGGTCCATGTAATCCTATTCCTAATGTATATGGGTGCCCTTCTTTATCATACCAATCTTTATTTTTTGTGAAATAATCTAATTTATCTATCAAACAATTTTTATCTTTAAAAAATAAATTTTCAAAATTACGATTACTTGTAAATTCACATTCTTCCCAGTAATTTATATATGTTCTTTCATTGTCCCACGAATCTCGCGTATATCTATCAGTATCATTTTTTCCAAGATAAGTATATATATATTTTTTATTGTTTCTGAAGTTCTCTATATCATATATAAATCTATCAGTTATATAATCTATATAACTACGCAATTCTATAATTGATTTTTTATAACTATATATTATTATTGTTATATTCTCCGTTTCTAATTTACGATTTTTCTCATTAGTATCATAATTTGTGTTTTCAAAAATAACTTTACAATATATATCTTTTTCTAGTATAAAAGCTCTATATTGATTTATTACAAAAATAGAATTTGGTCTCTTTAATTTATTTTTATCCATTATATTATCATGATGTTTTCTGTCATATTCATGTTCATTATTATCACTTGTATTTGCATATTCTTTCAATGAATATACTGATTTATTATATTGCATTGATTTATTAATATGATGCCAAAATGCATAAAATCTATCACTAAACAAGTTATCTGTTCTAGTTATATACTCTGATAATTTAGTACATTTTTTACCCTCTATTAATATGGAATTTTTTTTTCTGAAAAGACTATTAAATAAATCTGTTATCTCTAGATTATACGTTATATTATAATAATTAAGATTACATATATGTCTCAATATTACTGGAAATATTGCAACTAAAAAAATTTCTATAAATATATTATTTTGAAATTTATTATGTATTGCAGAAAAAAATATAAATTTAATATTTTCCATTATATTATTGAATATTAACATTATTTAATGTTTTTATTTATTCATATTAATTAATCTTTATATGATTTATAGTCTTCAAAATTATCAAAACCAGCTAATCTATATCC